ATTACTTTTTCTCCTACTGTATGTTGTTCTCGTGTTTTTTCACAACTCTTGTTAACTCTGTTAATAAATCAACACAAGAAGTATCCACTTTATATTTTGACAAGTCCAAAAGTGGTAAAGGTTTTTCTATTTTAATGTCTTTCAGTTTGTCATTCTGAATTACTAATTTACTTCCACCTACGATAATACCATCCACTACATCATAAGTAAAGAATGTTGTACTCCACACACCACAACGAACTATTCGTCCTGGCTTTCCATCCACTTCTACAACATCGTCTTCATTATAATCATTACCCATAAAAATCATCAATCCAGCTACAAGTTTTTCAATTGTAGAACGGAAGAGTAATGTTAAAATACCAACTATAAATAACCACCCGTATTCACCGAGAATTAATGAAACCTGATTTTGGATTTCGTTTTCCATATCAGTCTCCTGGTTATATCGTTAGTGTAACCTTTTTTTCAAAAAACTATTTTTTACCTCTAAGAAGTAAATTATGTTTAACCCATTTTTTTCCAATTACATTTCTAATAGGTCTTTTTATAAATTTATCTATGTACTTTTTAGTCAATCTTCCAAATTTACTTTGAGCTTCTTTTGGTTTTAAAAACTTTGAATTATCAACAATTACAAAATTACTACCAAACAAAGATTGAAATGCACCTAAGTTCTTTTGAACATCTTTCCACGATTGAACCAATATGTCTTCTGGTAATCTTCTCGCTCTTTCTTGATTTCTTTGTTTAGCAACTTCTAATGATGTATTAACAAATACCATATAAGTATCATATCCAAGTTTCTCTAATTGTTGTTTTTCTTTTTTAATCTTTCCAAGATTATGGCCTGTTCCATCAATAATCATTCCAAGTCTACCTTGCATATATGTTTCTTTTCTCGCTTTAGTCATTAACTTGGCTTTCTTCCTAACCGTCATAGTTTCTGAATCTTCATCTCCACCAGCAATAGCATCAAACACTTCATCAGGCCATTTATCAATATCTAATTTACCAGTTCCAAATGTTTCAAATCCATATTTCTTTAATAGAAATTCAAACTCTGTATCTGAATTAACAGTCTTTAAACCACTAATGGATAAATTTATTTTTTTAGGAATACCGAATAATTCACCAGCTACATAGGATTTACCCGAACCAGGTCCTCCAGCCATAAAAACGGCTTTCAAAATACCTTTATCAAACACACCTTCTTCTAATAATTGTTTTAATTTAACCACGATGGTTCTCCAATTGTATAAATTTATTCATATATAAATATCATAAAAGTTAAGAAAGACAACATTTTTTAATCAACAGAATTTACTTTTCCAATGTTAGCAGTAGCCACACCATTTACTTTTCCAATGCTTCCAGCAGCCACTCCTAAAACTTTATGACTGTAGCCTGAAGCTGCAGACTCAAAAGTTAATTCTAATTTAGGGTCATTACTTGTTCCTGCTTGGTTCGCATATAATACTTTAATTTTTAATTCGCTTGAACCCGGAGGACTATTATTATAATCATAGTAACCCATTAAACCAATGGTGAATATCCCACCTGAACCAATTAATGTATTTATACGAGAGATAGCATCAGAATTTAAAGTCCAAGTATGATATTGTTCTGTGGTTGATATTGTCGTTGAACCAAATGTAGTTCCAAGAGTCTGTCCACTTGAAAACACATTACCATAATCACCAGTATTACTGGATAAATCAGTAGCAGAGACTACAAAAACCGTTGATGAATTTGTATCAGTATCACCGAGATTATCAGTAACTATTTTTAAATCAGCTGATGCCACAGTATCTGATTCACCTGATAAATCAAATGCAAAGAAAGACCTATCAATTTGTCGTGTGTTACTTGTTCCTCTACCAACATCTTCTAAATTATGAACACCTGTATTTTCTGCATTTGATAAATTATCTTCAGAATCACCACTTGTTGTGGCATTACCTCTAGTATTAGCCCAAGTACCACTGGGAAAAAAGCTAGATAAAGCCTTCTCAAGATGACTATCAGGTTGAGCATCACCACCAGCACCACCTAATGCAAATATAGTAGAATCTGGCATTTAAAACTCCTTCTTTGGTAAATAATAAGTTGTCCAATTAAAATAACTATTTTCAGGTGGGTTTATACTTATGGGTTCATATGTTACATTTTCTATATTGTGCCAATTTGACCTATTGTTTGAACGAACTTGCCACCAAGTTACTTTTGTCCCACTTTTTGTCCAATTGGATAAACTTGATGAAAATTGTTTTGCATTATCATCACCCCAAGTATCATAAAATATTCCATCAAATGTTCCTATGGAATCCTTGACATCATACCAACTTTGAGATACAATGGTTACATTGGATTTATTACTTGCCCATTCCACAGCTTTTGAAATTATTTGTGGGTGGTTTTCAACAATAATATGAGAATCAATACTATGTGATTGAATGTATCCAGCTGATATTCCCATACCGAATCCTATTTCCAATATATCACCACCATTTTCAGTTACATAAGCTGCAGAAGCTGACATAATAGGATGTTCCCAAGACATCATAACCTCATCACCCATACCATCTATTGTGATTTTATCGGATTCAAAAGTTAATGATTGTGATACATACCAATTACTCATTAAGCACTTACCTCAACAAATGTGTTATCAGGATTGAACCAGATTTGTCCATTTGAAGCATCTAAACAATAACCAACGACTCTAGCTATATCAGTATTACCTGAAGGTACTGTAGAGGTAGCTTGTCCTGCAGTTGTACTTAAATACAATACATCTCCAACCGCACCAGGGTCGTGGTCTAATGTAACCGTACCTCTTAACAACATTCCATTTATATCTGAAGCTGCTCCTAAAGCAACACCCAATAAACCACTACCAGATAAATTATTGTGGTCAGCGTCTGATAAATTCCAGGCTCCGTTATTACCATATGCATATATTTTACCAGCATCCATTGATGTCGTACCACCAAAATAAACTATATCACCTGAATGGTCAGCATCAGTTGTACTTGTTTTATTAAATTGTCTATTACCCAAATAATTTCCACTTGAAGACAATATACTTTCACCTATAAATATATCACCACTTGCACTTATGTTTCCTTGTACGGTTAATTTTTCTGGTGGTGTATCTGTTCCAATACCAACCCTATCATTAGAAGTAGGATTTACAATTAGAAGATTATCATCACTTGAACCTTTTATTTGAAATGCAGCATCATCATTATTATCATTTGCTGTTACACCACCAGTCATTGTAACTTGTGCACCGTTAATGGTTACTGCAGTTTCTCCACTTAAAGTTCCATCATTATCAG